TTATCCTTAACGGGTCAACCGGCGCGCCTTTGCCTCTGTTCAAAATGTACTTCTCTTTTGCCAACCGGACAACCTTGTTTCCAAACGTGTCGCAAATCTTTTTTAGTTCGTCAGGTATCAGCGACTTGACTTCCCTAATTCTAACTGCCGTTTTGCCGAAGTTCTCCGTGCCTTTTATGACAAATTTCAGCACGCCTATTCCTTGTAAGCAAACTGCGGATAACCGAACTGGTCTTTGTAATTGTTCAGAATCATTTTGACGTCTGCCGGCATATCCCGTTCTAAAAACGTAGTGCTGTTATTGACGGTGTTTGCGGAAATGTACTCGTACCGGCGATTGTAATACTTCATGTAAATCGCCCCTAACCACATGCGGACAGCCAATTGAATATCATACGGCATGACAGCAAGCGTGTACCCGCCTGTGTAAATAACCTTGATGTTCGCCTTGCCATTCAAAAACTTGTTGAAACGACCCTGTCCCTGCCATATTTCTATGATACCGGATTGTTCGTTGACCAAAAGTTCTGTCGCTTTGTTCATTTTGGCATTGTCGTCGAATACTCTGTCCTCGCCGGCGTTCCAAATGTTTGTGAGCAAAGTTATCGGAGTGTGTTTCAACAACAGGTTTGTATCGCCGTTACCGTTGTAGTATTCCGTGTGCGGTGCGTTCAAAAGAATTCTGCCGACGTAAGTGTTACACATGGCACTGACCATATTGACAAAATTGCCGATCACAGTATCTTCTACAATGCCAGTAACTTTCAAATGTTCTTTGGCGTCTGCCAAACTAATCAGTGCTATGTTTGTGTCAATTGCCATTATATTCTACCGCCTGCGCTTTGTCCATGACGAATCAACCTTTGGCGTTTGTTCGGCAACAGTCTGTTCAAAGTCGTTTGGGAAGTCTTTGAGCAACCGTTTTGCGGTTGTTTCGCTGACAGATACAAGATTCCCCAATGTCGCCGTAAACGTCATCCCGTCGTCAAACCCGTGATAAACCTTACCCAACTGTTTGCCTAAAAACTTCAAGGTTATTTTGTTTTCCGTCATGTCAGTTCACCGTCCTTTTATTGCGTTATTGGTCTTTTGTAAAGGTAAATCACAAGCCCGTCGTACTTTGAAACAGGCGCATTTGTTCCTACGGTGATTTTACCATTACCTGCCGTGAAGTACGACCCGCTAATTGTGTTTGGCACAAGTACAGACCCTTCACCGTTTTTAAGTAAAATACCCGATAGCGCAACAACTGTTCGCGTGCTTGTGTTAGTCTGACAACTGACAAGGTCGTTTGCGCCGGCGTCAGATTCAATCGCTGAACACACGTCCGAAGCCGAAGCAAAAGTTCCCGCAGTCGTTGACGCCATGAATGAATAAATACCAGTCGTTGAAAGCCAAACGTCAATTGCGTAACCTGTCGTATAGACTACAAGCGTTCCTGCGTTGACCTTTTGCGTTGACCCGTTGATTGTGAACACTGTGTTCGTCGAAGCGTTTTGAACGAAGTTCAAACTGATGTTATTCCCCATCGTTCCCAAAACTTTCGATTTGAGAATAACACTTCCACCTTCCGAACCATCAATAATCGCCTTTGCTAAAGTCGTTGACGACGCCTGAACATTGTTCGCACTTGAAAGAACAGTCACAAAAATAATCGTATCGTTTTCGAGAACTGTGCTATCAAGTATAACTGACCCTGACCCTTCGCAGGTTGCTTTGATAACATCAAAGCCCTGTATTTCTTCAATCAACTGGTGAAGGTTTCCTGTTTTATCAGCAAGAATGTCAAGATTTGTTTCGTATCTGCGTAGATTGTCCGTACTCCGCAAAGTAGCAAAAGAATATCCTGCCATCAAACTGATTGAAAACGCAATCACTAAAGACTTTAAAAATTTGCTCATTTGATTTCACCTCTCATGTTTTTTTGCTTTGGAAGGGTAGGGAACTGTTCAAAGTCCCCTACCCCTTTAACCCAAAGACGCCTATTTTATTAGGCGATATTGTACCCCATCCACGTAATCTTGTTGCTTGCGATAGCAAACAAAGGCGCAAGAACGTGCCTTTCTGTCGCAATCAATCCATCCTGACCAGACGTTGAATAAAGTTCGGTCAATAACTGCGTTGTAATTGGTCGTTTTTCTCCGACAACCCATGCGTCGCGGTTGGCGTAGTGTAGGACAGTCTTTGTCCCCGCCACGTTGTAAATGCCCGTTGCGTCCAAAACCTCGCGCACCCACTCGCTCACAACTACCGGCACGCCGTCAAGTTTTGCCAACTCGCCGGACAGAATCGTCGCGTTCGCGCCGTATTTGTCGACTGTCATTACCTCTGACAGTGAGAGCAGTTTAATGTATCCCTTAATTCCGACAATCAAAGCAAGGCGAGAAGGGTTCACGCCGTACTTCCCCATTTCTCCACGCATAGCACGGAGATTTCCGATATTGAATGTAGCTAAATCGGATTTGTAGGTATTGTCGTTCGCAAGCGATCTGAAACCCTGATACATCACTCTGCGATCTGTCGCTCCGAGTGCCTGTATGTCAGAGTCCTCATGCGCGCCTGCAACGTCGCCGTTCATCATACAATCTTCGCGCCCTTCCGCAAGAGAAGTGACTAAAGACTTTTTGATGAAAGCAAGCACGGGGACAATCGAATCTTCCTCTAACTCTTTGGAAGTCAAAATGCGTCCCGCCTGTGCGACTGCTGTCAATGTCGTTTTACCGGAAATTGTAGAACCATCTCCCACAGGAATTGCTGAACCGCTGTCGCCAGTCTGTTCCGCCTGTTTGTAGGTAGAAATTCTGCCTAACTCAACCGGTAAAACAAACGGGTTGGACGGCATATTGATTAGAGGGAACAAAGAAGCGACCTTTGTCTCTACTCTAACCATCTCGTAGAACTGCGTGCTGAACTCCGTAGGAATCCAATCCGCCCCGCCTCCGGTTGCCTGCGTGTCCAACGCTTTCTTAAAATCTCCGAGCCGGTGAGCAAACCCGTCCCATGACTTCAAGTTCTTCGGCGAAGTCCGAAGCATTTTCGACAAAAGCAGAATGTCGTCATGCTCGCTGACAATCTCAGCAGGTAACTTGTCCATGATTGCTTTTTCCCTGTACGACCGGTCAAACTTCATCGCGGTTGTGGGAAATTCAATTCTCCGTTCAGGAGTGACTGCGGGATGACTTTCCAATGCTTGCTTGACCATTGTAGCAATCGTTCCGTTTAACTCCTCGTTGTTTTTCTTCGCAAGTTCTGACAAGTCTGCCACTTGCTTACAAAGTCTGTCCATCTCCTCTTTTGTAACCATTTTATTTATCCTTTTGAACCATTGATTTTGCAGGGAACTCGTTATTTTCCCTGATAATCCCGAAGGGCTATCTCAAACTGGTTCATAAATTTTGCGACTAAATCCTGTGCGTCAGGATTGCTATTTTTAATGAAGTCCGAAAGTTTGCCAACAATCTCTTTGAGACTATTAAAATCTTCTCTGCTTGCCGTTTGTAGATTGCTGATAGCAATTTCATTCAAAGCAAGAATTGACAATTTAATCAGTGAAAGTTTGTTCTCATCAATCTTTTGTCCTTTAATCGTTTTTGCCATCTCGATAAGCGATTTCAAATTTTCGACAAGTTCGTCACTCGCGTTCGTTTGGTCTGCAGACTTCTTTTTGCCGTAAACGGCTTTGACCTTACATTCTTCCGGTGAAGTGTCATTTGACGGGTTGATACAGATTGTCCTGAACTCCGAGTAATTGTCGGGAGAATCCTGCCGGAAGCGGTAGGAATCCTCTGTTTCATCAACTTTGTCGGTGCGGTAGTCATGTTCTTCAGCCCATTTACGCGCCTCCGGTAATGAATCCCAAAAGGTCTTTGGAAATATCAATGACTGTACCATCCAATCTGCCTTGTCAATCGCTTCCTCTAACTTGACCTCATCAGTTCCTGTAATCTCTTTAATTTTGAAATTCGGTAGTGCTTTGACCATGATCTCCGCTTCCGCGCGCGTCATGGTCGCCTGCGGGTTGGCGGGGACAGGTACGGCGGAAAACTCCAACAGTTCCGCGTCCGTCCAGACAATCCCCTTTTCTTCCGTGCCGGCAAGCTGTTCTGTAATGTATTTGTTCGGCTTGAACCCGACAGAAAAGGAGTTCAAAAATCCGCGCCTGAACATTCCAAAAATCTTCATGGCAAATTCGTCCTGTTCGTCAAAAATCATCTCCGCCATCAGTCCCTTGTCGTCCTCCTCGATTTTCAATGCTTTGGCAATCGGGGGCCTACCGTAATTGTGCGCCCAAAGGACAACCGGCGACTTTTTGTAATTGTCCAACCGCCACGCACCTTTGACAAACTTTTCATTCATCCTGTCCCAATCGTAAGTGGAAACATACGCGGAAACGGTTTTCTTTTCTTCATCAACGGCTTTGAGTTCAATATAACGTAATTTCTTGTCCATGTTTTACACCGCCTTTGTAATCATTTTAGCATGACTTTCACACATATAAACGCCATTGATTTTTCTTAACGAGAAGCGTTCATTACAAAAATGACAGTGAATCAAGCCGTGCTTTTTCATTTCTAAATCAATAAATTTGTTTGCGACCTGCGTTGCGACTTCCTGTACCTTTGCGTTCAACAGTTCGGGATTGTGTTTGATTCCGTACAATAACGCCTTTCCCGACAGCTTTTTCTTGTATCCGTTCAGCAATCCCATCATCCGGTTCTTACAGTTTTCAATCATCAGTTCATTCCGACAAAAATGTTAGGTGACTGTTTAATGACGCTGAAAAAACAATCTTCACACATAGTAGTAAGTTCAATACCTTTCCCGTTCATCTTTTCCACTGTAAAAAATCTTTCGTTAGTTTTTCCGTCAATCTTCTTTTGACAATAGTCGCAAATTGGTTTTAATTCAATCTTCATTTTCCAGAACCGGAAGTATTGTACATCGGCAGTTCACGGTCTCTTCCGGCGGAGCGTTGTCCGTATCGGCGGGGAACATCAACTTGTTTCCATTGATTGTGTAAAACATTTCGTCAACGCCGACAATCTGACCGTCAAGTTCAGCATGGGATTCCCGCGTATGTGAATCGTGCGTTGCCAACCATTCCTTTTTTGTCACTCCGGTCATACGCATTGACTCGTTGTTCCCAAAGTTTGACGCCGAAGCTGACTCTGTAACCGCTATCCTCTGCGCCCTGCCTTCAACGGCAAAATCGTACACATTGTCAATCCGGTCAACGATTTGTTCAATGCTTTCACCTTCGCTATACCCCTCTCTAACAGCATCCTCAACGACTTCTTTGACCTCCTGACTGATCCGTTCCATTGTGTATGCGTTACAATCCTTTGATATCTTCATAACCTTACTGTTGAGCCAGTCAATCGCTTTTGGATCAACGAAGTCAAAATCAAAATCCTTGTCAACCAGTCGCCCTGTCCGGTTGGCAAATTCTATGACAATTTTCTTAATCGGTTTGGCAACAGTGTTTTCCATGATAGAAACTTCCTTCTTTTCGTCAAAAAGAAATTCTACCTGTATCGCGCTTACCGGCTTCTTTATAAGGAATGTTTTGATTTTGTCAATTATTCCTTTGTTCGTTTCACGGTTCAGGTTCGCCATGACGCGCCTTTTCTGTACCTTGAAATAGCTTTTCAAAATACCCTTAAAATAATTCTCCCACTTTGTCAATTCTGTGTCGTAACTTTTCCATTTCAAACCCCTGACCATTTTCCCTTCAAAGTCCTTTTGCTCCTTGTCTGTCATAGCTTTTGCGCTTCCTTGTGGTACTGTCAATGGAATACCACTACCGGTAGTAACAGCCGGTCGGGACACGTCCCCGCCTTCCACTTCCCCGAACGGTAAGTCTAACTTTTCAATGACTTCATTTAAGGGTATTCCCATGTCAACAAACAGCTTTGCTGTCTGCGACAATGTCTGTAAGTCGGGTCGAAGGGCTTCAATCAATTCCTTTTCTGCCTGTACGACGCTCAACTGCCTAAAAGTAATGTTCCGCAACCGGTTGGTCAGGGTCGCCTCAAACTTCTTAATCTTTGGTAGCATGGTGTATTGCCAGAAAACTTTGTTCTGTTCCTTCATGTTCGCGTAGTTTGAGTATTCCAAAATACCCGCAATCGCCGGCGGGACGTTGAATACACCGTAAATGGTTTCCCTTGACAGCTTCCTTTGTAAAACGAACTCCATGTCCTTGTGGTGCGGGTTGATGTCCTTGTACTTTGTGCCGGCTTCCAAAAGAGCCAATTTATGCGCGTTCTTGACGTTGTTGTGTAATGCCTTCCATGAGTTCATCATACGTTGTCGGACACCCTCGTCAAGGATTTTGTCCGTTTCGAGTATCGCTTCCGGTCGCGCGGAGTTCTTGAAAAAGTTTTTGTTCCACATACTTGCGAATATGTCTGTCGTTAAATCTTCTCTTGACGCAAGCACTGAACTCTGACCGTAAATCATTGATTTCGGGTTGGCATATTGAAAATGAATAATATCTTTGGCGTCATAAATTATATCTTTGTTGTCAACTGTGTAAATGTATCGGTCAAACGGAGTCATTGGCGAAGAAACAATCCTAACCATGTGCGATGGCAACAGCCAAATCTCTGTCGGTATATTTGTCTTTTTGTCACGTTCAAGTCCCCAGTAACAGTTACCGGTCATCTCTAAAGATATGGCAGACAGTTCCCGCAGGTCGTACCCGCTTTGAAAAGGGTTCGGCAGTTCTAACAACCGCCTGAATGGATGCTTTTCGTCAATGACCCATTCGCCCTCATTGTCCTTAAACCAAATCTCATAACCTACCTGCGCAAAGTTAGAGGCGATTATGTTCACCGCAGAATAGACGAACGGATGTAACTGGTAAGCATCAACCATGTCAATCAAAACTTCCGGCACTGGTACGCCGTCACGGTAACTGATGTTCGGGTCGTAGGGTTGAGCGCGGAACATCTTAACAGCAGGAAGTTTAGATTTAACTCGCTTTTTCATGTTATTTCTTTAAACCACCAATGGTTAAGTGAAAAGTACAACCACCAATTAAACTGTATCTCACAACAGTCGGCGAACTATATGGTACATAGAAATTGTGTTCGTATATTTCCCCATCAATTATATTTCTATCTTCTCCGCCAGAAACAGACGAAGTGCTGATGTTCAAATACGAACCCGCATTTCCTTTGTAGTATATGTGTAAATCAGTTCCATGCCCAACGAATGATTTGCTTCCTGACACAGAACCGACCGGTGCTGTCGTATATTGAACAACGTCATAGTTCAATGAATCTATATAGTCCCTTAAATCTTTAGGACTCATATTCTTTCCGTATCTATCCGCTTGCGCAAATTGACATACAAACAACAACAATGCTGATACAACTATTTTCTTAATCATTTTGTTATACCTCAATCAGACCCGCATGGAGTCTTTTTCAATTCTATTTATCGGCACTTTTTGTACAACTGAATATCCTTGAACTTTCCCTTCTTGTCCCGAACTGCGTACAACTTCTTTCCTTTCTTGCTTTTGAGTGTTGTCCGTTTCATCTTGAATCTCGCTTCGTAAAATCAACTTTAACTGGTCTGTTATTGTCTTACATACTAACTCCGATTCCCAATAAATCGTATGCGAACCTGCAAGAGTCCACCTTAAAGGATTGTACCCCTTCGGCACTTCAACGTCTTTAACGAAGTAGGCAATTTGTTTCGATAAATGTACACCTTCCAACAATGAACTGATACCATCAAAGTAATTGTAAAAGTTTGTCCATGCTGTCAGGTTTGGCGGGACGCGACCCCAATCCTCAAACATTCCGCTATTCATAGAAATTGGCGAACCGGCAGAAAAGAAGTGCGCTATCGGTCTTTTGTAGTCAAAAATAAACTGATACGCCAACTGACTACCCTGCGAATGACCGAACAAAACAACCTTCGTCCCATTGCCATTGTACTTCTCGACCAAATCAATCAGTTCATTCAGAAACTTTGTATAAAAGCAAGGCGTCCCCTCTTTCGCCCTTTGTCCCCACGATACATCGCTCCCTAACGTATGCTTCAACTTTCTGAACCACTGCCGACCTAAACCCTTTTCAACCTTGCTGTAAATCTCCAATTGGCGCGGATTTGTGTATTTCGTCCAATTATATGGGTACATTTCAAGCAAACCGTTTTCCTCAAAGTTCATGTGGTTGCGTATGCCGTCAAACAGACGATTTGCATAATCGTTTTTGATTTCGCCCCATTCAACACCGTGTAAAGCAATCAACAGAATCTTGTTCATTGGAATTTCTTTTGCCACAAAACGAACTTGCCGTCAACGTAATGCGCCATAAACCATGCTTTGATTCTTTGTATCGTTCGGTTGTTTCTGTACCAACTAACGAACTTTTCCATTGTATAAATGCCGAACGTAGTTTTTTATGCGCCTTTTGAGTTCCATATTCTCCCACTTTGACTGTTTGTCGCGCAAAAACAAATCCTTTTTCAAAATGAAGTCCACTTCCAGACAATTCTGTACGGTATGCCACTTGTGATTCTTAAAGTTCTTTGTGACGCAATAGTACCTGTCCTGCCCTAACCGAACACAATAATAAGTCCGGCAACCGGACAACAAAAATAAAACAAATAGACTAACGCAAATTCCTTTCATCATAGCTGATAAGCCAATAAATCGTACTTGCTAAAAAAATAAAAATTAAAAGATTCATTTGATAGCACCTCTAAATCAATTTCCATAGTTCGTCAATTCCTTTGGTATCGTAAATTTCCTTTGCTTCCTTAATATTTTTAATCGAGCCGGTCATTTGAAAATGCGGATAGTCCTTGCCGATCAGTTTGTCTCGGTTATCCAAGAACGTCCACCGCCCTCCCCACTCCAATCCAAATATCTCGCCTACTTTCCCTAAATCTTCCCATTGTTCTTGTGTCTTATCCCAAGTCCAATTTCCACTCTTATCTTTATAAACTATATCACACGCTAACCCGAATCCATGAAACGTGTCCCAAATAGTTTTGGCATTGGTAACTATCAACCCCATCGGTTTATCTTTTGTCGCACCTTCATTTTTAACTGTCCTACCTAACTCATACAATTTCATCTGTTTTTCATTGTCAGTACGAAGACCAGAATACATACCAACCGATAGTCCTCTCGCTTTAGCTTCATTTAGAGTGGAAGAAATCGCATCAGCCAACTTCGGATGAACCCCTTTTATCTCATTCATTGTTTCTCTCCCACACTCACAAAATCCTGCCTTGTCAAACTCTGACCAGTATTCCTTATCCCGTCCGCAAGAACATCTGAACACAGAAACACTCCCACTCGTGAGAGGAAGATTATTTCTTAATTACCAATGCCAATAAAGCCATTATCAAAGAACCAAAAACGAGTCTAATAATCCACTTTCTCGCATCCCATAACTCCTGAATTTTAGAATCGTGTTCTCTAACAATCTCGACTAACTCATCAATCTTCCCAAGTTTAGGAATCACAACTTCTTGTTGTCTCTGATGCATTTCTCTGACAAGTCCAGATATTTCATCGTCCATAGCGATATGCTTTCTTCTTTCTTCACCAGTCCATTCAGGCATTATATTTCACAATCCATCATATTCGTTTTTTAATGTATCTAATTTATTTTTGATAGTAGTCGTTTGCGCTACAACGTCGAACCCATCTTCATTCATATTAAGATAGGTTCTTAAATCCTCTTTTAATTGTTTGACGCTATCAATTATAATAGCTTTCCTTCTATCATTTTTTGTAGAAATTATTTCCGATTTGCTCTTCATTTCAAGCAAGTTTGTATCTTCGTTGAATCTGATATAATCTTTATCAACACGAAGCATCGGATCAATTTCGCTATGCGCTACTACTGTAACCGTACTTACGCCAAACCATCTATCCATATCCTGAACACCCCATTCTATCGGATCAAGTGTTACATTATCGTATGCTAGTTTGTATTCTGCGGAATATCCTAAAGACGCGCCAAAGATTATCGCAATTAAAATATATTTCATTTTATCATCCTCCCTATTAAAATCTTAGTGTATAAGCCGTAATCCAAAAGGTTAAATAACTAACATCGTCCGCGTCGTCAGTTTCATACTTTAGATTTTGGTCTCCGTTCATTATCCATGTAGACTGAAAACTTGTTAGACAGAAGTCCGTTAGTTTTGTCGCCTTCATCGCAAATTGATAATAGCTGTTTCCTACATCTGCGGCTATCGAAACATTTTTGGGAGCTATAGTCATATATGCGCCAGTAGCTGTACTGCCTCGCATATAAACAGAAGCCATCATAGACTTAACATTTTTTGGGATAAAATCGGTTAAGTCGGCTGTATTCAGTGTTGGGGTCGGATCGGTAGTAATGGGATTCCGCGCAAGCCATAACAAAACCTGATCGTCGTATTGCGTGTATGCTGTGATGTTAGAAGAATTGTCGTTATGAACACTTGAAACGTACCGCCATTTTGTGTATCCAGCTGGCATTGTAGGAGGATAAACAGTCTCTAATTCCGATATAAATGATACCGTAGAACCATTAGAGATAAGATACAAGTTATACCACGTACTCGCATTATCTGATACAGAACCTCCAGCTCCAGTTTTATTCATCGACAATCGCGTAGAAATGTTTACGTAAAAATTACCCATAACATCCGCCGCTTTTGCTGTAATTACTATATCGTTATTATTTGTAGAATCGGTGGTAACTATAAGACTGCATAAATAACCGGAAGTGGAAGCTCCTGCTCCACCAGCTATAACTACAATAGCTTGCGCGGCATTTGAAGTTACAGAAACTCCTAATCCTGTAAAATCTATGCTTGTAACATTTATCATAGAACTTCCCTCATCGTACACCGTCAAAACTCCACCGCCGCTTGGAAGGTTGGTCAATCCAGAACCGTCGCCGTGAAAAGAACTTGCTGTAATACTCCCGTTAACTGTCATCGAAGAGAATGAAGATTCTCCTCCCACAAATCCGGTGGAGGATGTTATAGTTCCATAAGCCGTTAAAGATGATACAGTTAAAACTCCGACAATTCCACCTCCACCAATAGCGACATAATTCGTGTTAGACGGATTTAATTGCAGATTAGCAGTAGCTCCGTCAAGAAGATTAAACTTTGATTGCGAATCAGCGTAAGTAGAATAAATCACACCAATTAAAGATGAATACGTTGATCTTGCATTGCTATAAAGATTGTCGATGTTAGCTTGAAGATCAGATATGCTCGCAAGCGTCGAAACCGCCGTTTGCAACTCGACAATCGTCGCCTTATTAGACGTTGATAAAGAAATCATATTGACAAGTGCGCCGGTAGAACTATCCAAATTGTCGCACCTGACTTTGAGGGTGGTCGTATCAACAGCCAATTGAACCGTTGAGGAAGCAACTTGTACCCCGTTAACGTACAAAGGCGCATAACACCGCACAGCCGGTTCTGACGATAAGTATAACCTGATTTGATTATTTTGTATGAATCCCAACCCATAATTTGACGCATTACCTAAAAGCCGTTCGTTAAGTTCATACTCACCGCCATTAGAAAAATCACCCGTAAAGGTTGACGGTGTTACCTCAACAATCGCAGAATAGAGTTTTTGTACCGGCACAAAATACAGTCCGGCTATCAGAATTACTGACATTGACAGTTTTTTAATCATGTTCCTACCTCTCTTGAAATTTATCTTTTTGGTTTCTTCGGCTTATGTTTTGGCATTTGAATCATCCCTTAAGTCATTATCGTCATCAACGTCATATTACTGATTGCTTTGTTCGTCAACCTGCCGTAATTAGCAAGACAAACGGCGTCCGCTCTGTCAGGAGAACGCTTCAATCTGACTTTGGTCTTTTCTTTTTCTTCAATGCGGATTGTCTTTTCGGAATCTATTTTATATCTGACAGAGGAAAGTTCTTCGGTAAGTAAATTATCTTTTGGAAAAGAGATTGCTTCTGGATTGCGTGGGTCAATAGCCATTCTTAATAACCACCAGACCAACGCGCGTAGATTGTAGAACTTGAACAGTTTAATCTCACTGTAAAAGTCCATGCTCGCAAAACTTTGTAGCACTTCGTCAATTTCATTTTGTCCTTTTGATACATTGACGCCATAGACTTTATAGTATAGTTCTGTGAATCTGTCAAGTACCCCCGCGCCGATTCCTATTTCATCGACATAAAGCGCGGAATAATTTATTTTGTCCAAAATGACGCGGGCAAAACTGACAACTTCCATTGTGTCGAACTTGTGACAGGTTTCAAGCGGGAACGTGTGTAGCCCGCGCATGAGCGCAAGCACTGACAAATCTTTGCCTTTACGGGCTACGTCAAGCCCTGCCATGATCTTTGTGTCAGTTTTGACGACTTCGCGCTTTGTAGCGAGTTCAATCCAGTCAAGTGGAATTAGTACGTTCTCCTGCTGTTTGGGGAATTGATCTTTAACGTATACCCTGACAAAGTCGTCATCCTCGCCAAATGTCGTAATCCATTCGTCAACCTGTTCTTTTGTTATCATGCCGGAAATAACAGACGTACCAGTTTTAATGTTCGGTGTGTCGTATGCAGAAATGCTAATGACATTGTACAGATTGCGCTTGTTATAACAAATATCGTAAACCTCACCACTGATATTGTCCTTGTTAAACAGGATTAAGAAATGAGCGTTCCCGCCTGCCATGACCAGTTCCAAAGCGCGGAATATCTCTGTATTGATTCCCTGCGCGTCATCAAAGATTATCAGATCATTCTTGCCATGTATCCCTTTGACGTTCTCCGGATTATCAGAACTAAACCCAGTCGCATACCAATCCTTGTCCAGTTTCCATGACGTCCCTAACATCTCACCGCCTAAATCTATTTGAGCGTTCCGCACAATAATCGGGACGTAACCCCACAAGTTCATCTCTACCTGCCTGCCGGTAGGTGCAAACGTAATTACCCTTGACGGATTGCCATTAGCAAGTAACCACAACGGAACTATCGCCGACGCCGTATATGTCTTTGACGAAGCCGTACAACCGGACACAGCCGTCCTGCGATTGTTCAAAACCGATTCGGCGATCTCCGGCATTTTCTCCCACGTTGTCAAACCTAAAACTCTGCGGAAAAAATAGTCCGGCTCTTTTGTTATCTTGCTTCTGACGTTGAGTGCTGTTTCAATTAAGGCGGGTTCTATTGGGACTGGTTCAGTCTGTTTCAAGTGTAGAATCTTTAGGGATGAAGTTTTCGTTGCGCAGGAAGTCCGACAAAGTCATTTTGCCTGTGACGTGGTGTTTCTCTGATGGGTACAATCCTTCAAGTTTGTCAATGTCCTTTTGAATCTCATGCGCAAGGTTAAAATCGCCTTTCTTAATGGCGCGAGTCTTTAATTTGTATCGTTTCGCTATTGACCTGCGAAGTTTTTGGAATCGCTTTTCTTTGTAGTCCTGTTCAATGTATTCATTTGCTCTTTTGATATAATTATCGACGGTGCTTGTTCCGACCTCCCCCCACGTTTTTCTTGCGTATTCCAAAATTGTAAAACGGTCATAGCTATCGAGTAACATCGAATAGATAGTATATAACCGTTCTTTGTATTGAGCTGTTGTCGGTTTAAAGCCCATAACTGTAAAAGTCTATACTATAAACGTATTTATGTCAAGAGGTAGGTTCTTCGGTTTGCGGTTCTAATGGTATGTCGTTAAGTTCTACCGGTCTAACTGTTACATCTTTAAGCGTAAAGTCTATACTATAAACGT